GGGGGGAGAGAGAGAGGCACAGGCACAGGCACAGGCACAGACACAGAGACAGAGCGAGGCGTGTGATTCTCTGTATCCGGCGGAAGCGGAAGTTAGCGCGCGCACAATCTTAAGCGGAGGTCAGCCACAGGCACAGGGACAGGGACAGGGACAGGGACAGGCACAGGCACAGGCACAGGCACAGTCTCCGAAGGGTGCCCCTGCGATCGTAGGGAATCCTACACCTCCAGGGTCGATCCGCTTGGATCCGCCGGTTTCCGACGGCGTAGGTGCAAGGCGTTCCAAGGTCGGATTCACCTCGAAAGGGCCGTCCCGCCGGCGTGGGCGGGCCCGATTGCTCGGGGAATCGCTGCCGGAGACCCTGAAGGCCATGGCGGACCCTGTCAAATACGAGTGGCTGGCGGAGCTCTACCGGCGTCTGGGCTTCGGGTATCCGATGGACTCGCCGCTTGGGCGGCAGGAGATCGGGTCGTTTGCGAGCGTGTACGAGGCGCTGATGGCGGCGCGTCTGCCGGCGTCGGACAAGGCGGAGATCCTGGCGCATGACCTGGATTGGGCCCGCGTAAACGGCCAGAAACGGCGGAACCGGAAGCGCGGGGCGGTGTTCAACATGGTGCACAAAGAGCGGGTCGCGACCTATTTGGCACGGAGGGCCGGGCAGCGGTAGACTACGGCGTATGGGCAGACCGACGAAATACCGGCCGGAGTTTGTGGAGCAGGCCCGATTCGTCTGCGAATCGAAGGGGTTCACCGACGAGGACCTGGCGGCGCTGTTCCGGGTGAGCGTCTCGACGCTGGATCTCTGGAAGCAGCGGCACCCGGAGTTTTCGGAGGCCATAAAGGACGCGAAGGAGAATTTCGACGGGCAGGTCGTGGAGCGGGCGTGCGTGGCGGCGGCGAGCGGGTACTGGTACCAGGACGAGATCTGGGACCCCAAGACCGAGCAGATCATCCGGCTCTGGAAGTACGCCAGGCCCGACCCGAAGATGCTCATGGTGTGGATGCACAATCGCCGGGGCTGGCGGCTGCCGGCGCCGCCGCGGGCGGTCGAGGGGCGGGGGCACGCCCTGCCGCCGGGCGGGGATGAACCAACCGTCGACGGGGACTTCGCGCAGCTCGCGCGGGATTTCTTAGGCGATCGGTACGGGACGCGGATCCGCGTGCCGTCGACGGAAGTGGCGGCGACGCCGGAGGGCGAAGCGGATGAGTGAGACACTGCGAGCGCCGTTCCCGTGGCTGGAGACGACGAAAATGAAGTGTAGAAAGACCGCTGGGACAATCGATTGGGACCTGTTGGTCTCCGGCTTCATTTGGCTGGCGTGTTCGTTGATCTGGATCGACCTGCTCATCGTGTCGATCTTCGTTTGGAAAGTGCTGTTGACGGGGGCCGCTGTGACCATCGCGATCATCATGGCCCTTGCCGTAATTTTATGTTTCGGTAGTGTGATTACGGGGTGGCACCTATGAAGAAGGCGACTCTCACAAGACAATGGGTGCGTGACATTGATGGTTTTGCCAACATTGGCGACGACGAGCGGCAGGCCCGAGTCTATCGGCGGGATCCGAACCGAGCATACAAGGAGGGCTTCCAGGAGTTCCGGTTCTTGGCCGTTCCGCATACCATCAAGGGAAAGGTCTGGGAGGTGCACCCGAACGTGAACTTGTATGCGGATATGACTGGGCGATGCACGGGGGACTGCGGCTTTTGTATTGCCAAGGTGGCGTACGAGCGGCCGGAGATCGATTCACAATCCTACTATCGAGCGGCTGAACGGGCGATCGCCTTGCTGCGTGAGACCGGGATATCGATCCAGGTCACGGGCGGAGAGCCGGGCCTGAGCCCTTGCTTTGCCGACATCATCGATCTGATCGATTCTTGCAGGGTCAATCGCCCGGTGCTCAATACAAATGGCAGCTCGCTGACATCCAAAGTCATCGATCGATTGAATTCAAGCACATTCGAACACATCAACATCAGCCGCCATCATTGGGACGAACGGCGGGCGGAGCAGATCATGAAGCGGCGGCCCCCGTTGTCGAATGGGGAGCTTGGGGGGCGGATAAAAGATCTTCGCGTGCAGGTGCGGATGCAGTGCAATTTGATCGCCGGGGAAATGGATTCGGCCGATGCGGTGCTTCGCTACATAGACCGATGGCGGGCGGTGGGGGTGCGGGAATTTGCATTCGCGGAACTGACGCCGCTGCCGCGAGGCGAGTATTACCGGGACGAGATCATCGATTTCGTCGAAGCGCACCCGGTCGATATCGTTCCGATCATTGAGACCTTGACCAGAAATTGCGGTTGGCGGTTTCTGAAGTTTCGCGGCGGGGTTGCATGTTACTATGAGATATGGTCTTGGCGGGACTGCCTCATCCTGTTCAAGCGGTCGAATAATTGGTGGTTGTCGTACATCGATTCGATGCCGGGTCTGATTGCCGACTTCGTGCTGCATACGGATGGGACATTGGCCGGATCGTGGGACAAGGCTGTCAAGGTCATTGAAAGGCGACGAAAATGAAGTGGCGGACCGGGCAGAAAGGACTGTTCGATGACCGATCGCAGAATTAGCGGGCTGGGGTGGCTGGCGACGGGCCTGGCGGTGGCGGGGATGGTGCTCAACAACTATCGCCTCTGGCCGTGCTTCTGCGTGTGGATCGTCTCGAACGCGATCTCGGCGGGGATCCATCTGCACGCGCGGCCGCGGCTGTGGGGCCTCTTCTGGCGTGACGTGATCTTTTTGGCGGGCTCGATCGTCGGGCTCTGGCAGTGGACGCGATGATGGCGATTCTCAGTCAACCGAAGGCGCCGACGGCGGCGGAGCGGAAGCTGCTCGGGGCGAACGCGGCGATCTGGGCGGCCTCGCAGGTGAAGGTCGAGAGCGGCGAGCCGTTCTCGTTCGAGCATCACCGGTACCAGTTGGAGCCGATGTGTCTGGACCATCCGAAGGTCTGCTTTCGCAAGGCGACGCAGGGCGGCTTCACGCTGCTGGTCATGCTGCGGATGATCTTCGCCATGCTCAAGGGCGTCGTCAAGCAGGGGGTGATCTACGTGTTCCCGACGGACGTCAAGGTCTCGGAGTTTTCCCAGCTGCGCTGGACGCCGCTGATCGACAACAACCCGACGTCGATCGCGCGGTACGTCGCGCGGACGAACAATATCCACAACAAGCGCGTAGCCCGGGCGTCCCTCATGATGCGCGGGGCGCAGTTGACGAAGTCGATCCAGGGCCTGGAGCGGGAGTCCGTCGCGCTGCGTCACGACCCGGCGGACGTGATCGTGTGGGACGAGAAGGACCTCATGCCGGCCAACGCGATCAGCAAGGGCCGGGGCCGGCTCGGGCACAGCGATCTGAAGTGGGAGTGGGCCCTGTCGAACCCGACCGTGCCGAAGTTCGGGATCGATGCGGACTGGCAGGCGTCCGACCAGCGCCACTGGGCCCTCGCGTGCCCGGCGTGCAATCACTGGAACTTCCTGGAGATCGAGTACCCGAACTGCCTGCGGCGCGAGCTGGACGGCCGGGTGATCCGCGTGTGTGTGAAGTGCGCGCGGGAGCTGGACCTGGACGGCCGGGGCGAGTGGGTCCCGCACTACCCGTCGCGGTCGGCGGAGCGGGTCGGGTACTGGTGGAGCCAGTTGAACAGCCACTACGTGGATCCGGGCCTGATCCTTTCGGAAATGGAGGACCCGCCGGAGGGCAACCTCGGGGACGTGAAGCGGCTGCGGCTGGGCCTGCCGCACCTCGATGCGCAGTACGGCCTGACGCCGGCGGACGTGCTGCTGGCCTGCACGGCGGAGCCGGCGGCGTCGGCCTCGCGGGTCCCGACGTGCCTCGGCGTGGACGTGATGCGGCAGCTCTACGTGGTCATCGGCCATCGGCTCGGCCCCGACGTCTACCGGATCATCGCCTGCCTGATCCTGGAGGACTTCGACGCCCTGGCGACGGTGGCCGGGACCTTCAATGCGGAGCTCACGTGCATCGACAGCGAGCCGGACCTGCACGCCGCCAGGCGGTACCAGGCGGACGGGCCCGGCCAGGTGTGGCTCAGCGACTACATCGAGTCGGTCGGCTCGGCGAAGTACGACGTTGCGAGCGGGCTGGTCAAGATCAACCGGACGGAGGGCCTGGACCGGACGCACTACTACCTGACGAAGCCGGGCAAGCTGCGCCTGCCGCGGGCCACGCCGCTGATGCGGCAGTTCGCGAGCGAGTGCGCCGCGATGGCGAAGATCGTCCGCAAGGACCCGCTGACGGGCGATCTGAAATCGGTGTATATTTCCACGGGGGCCGACCATTTTCGTCATGCCTTTCTCAATTTCCTCTTGGCGGCGAAGCGGCAGAGCCCTATACTCTTGCGCAGCACGCACACGACCCCCAAGGGCGGACGCGACTTTGACTTGTTCCAGTAAAGGCGCGGCCATGAAGCCCTACGACTCTCCGACAGGCCCCGCCGGCGGCGACGATCGCCCGCCCGGCCGTAGCGACCACAATCCCGCCGACTGCCGGTCCTGCACGGAGTGGAACGACGTGGCCGGGGAGTGCTCGCTGGAGCCCGAGGAGCGGCGGCGGCTCTGCGGCTGGCGGCCGCCGAGATCGACCCGGACGCGGCAGCCGGACTGGCCGCTGTTCGCGGGGACGGCGGAAAGGAGCGAGCGATAATGGCGAGCAACTACGCGACCCCCTGGTCCTGGCAGCAGGGCGGCTCCCAGACGGCGCCCGGCGGGGACCGGATCTCGACGCCCTGGCGGTTCGGGCAGACGGAGCGGACCACGTTCTCCCAGGGCGCTGGGCCGGTGGCGATGGCGCCGAGCCTGCTGGACCCGCGGATCTACATGGCCGGGCGGCAGGCGCCCGAGGGGGCGATGGGGTCGAATCGCCCGTACGGAAACCTCTGGCAGTCGGCGTCCCAGTGGATCTCGCGGATGCCGGCCCTGGTGGGGAGATAGGGCATGGACCGAGCCGAAGCGATCCGCCAGCTCATGGCGCAGCACGCAACGCTCAAGGCCGAGCAGGCGCAGCGCCTGAGCTACTGGCAGAAACGGGCCGAGTTCACGATCCCGCACAAGGCGGCGATCGCCTCGCCGCTGACCCCCGGGGCCAATGCGTACCGCGAGAAGTACGACGCGACGGGCATGCTCGATGCGACGCAGTTCGCGGCGGACCTGTACACCCATATGTCGCCGCGGGGCCGATGGTTCATCCTGTCCCCGGTGGCCGGCTCAGCGCGGGAGCGGGACCGGGGCTACGGCCGCTTCCTCCAGGAGCGGACGGAGCGCCTGCACCGGGCCCTGGCCGGGACGAACTGGGACACGGAGATCCACAACGCCTACGAGGACCTGGCGATGGGGACCTGCTGCGTGGCGGCGAAGCGGCACGAGGCGAACGCCTTTACCCTGTCGACGCGGCCGATGGGCGAGTACACGTTCGAGGTCGACGAGCAGGGCTCGCCGGACACGGTCTTTGTGGAGCGGCAGCTCACCGCCGCGCAGGCCGCCAAGAAATGGGGCCTGAAGAAGATCGATCCGGAGCTGGCGGAGAATCTCAGCCGCCTGGACCCCAGCGCGTACACCGAGACGCGCAACTACGTGAACGTCTGCCGGCCGAACGAGCGGTGGGAGCCGTCCGGGATCGTGTCGCGGGGCTATCCGTACGAGAGCCTGTGGATCGAGGCGGGCAAGGAGCCGCGGCTGATCCAGAGGGGCGGGACGCGGCGGCTGCGCTACGTGATCTCGCGGTTCTGGCGGCCGACGGGGATGCGCTGGGGCATGGGGCCGACGGATATGGCGTACGGCCCGATCCGCTGCCTCGACAAGGCCTCGGAGATCACGCTCAAGTACGCGGCGAAGGCGATGGACCCCCCGCTGATCGGCCCGGACGACGGCAGCTATCATCCGTTGGACAGCTCGCCCGGGACGATCATCATGGCCCGGATGGGGGCGACGGACCGCGTCAAGCCGGGCTTCCTGGAGCTGACGGCGGACCATCGGCTGGCGCAGTTCCTGTTCGAGTACTACGGGATGCAGGTCGCGCGGGCGTACATGGCGGACGTCTTCCGCGTGCTCGCCGACCGCAAGCAGCGGACGGCCAAGGAGGTCGTGACGATCCTGGAGAAATCGTTCGACGTGGCGATCCCGGTCCACGCGCGGATCCGGATGGAGCTGTTCGTGCCGCTGATCCGGCTGTGCCTGGAGCTGCTGACGGAGTGGGAGCTGGGGATTCGCGGCTGGCGGTACGGTGGGCAGGCGCTGCCGGAGTACGAGTACGAGCTGGACCTGGTCTCGCCGCTGGCCCTGGCGATCAAGTACGCCGAGCTCCAGTCGATGAGCGATCTGTGGGTGTTGAACTCGCGCCTGGCGGAGGTCGACCCGGCCGTGTGGGACAACTACTCGCTGGACGAAATGAGCCGGGCGATCGGCGACAACATGGGCGTGCCCGAGTCGTGGAAGCGGTCCGTGACGGAAGTGCGGGCGATCCGCGAGTGGCGGGCGCAGAGGCTCGCCGAGCAGCAGGCGCTCGAGCAGGCCAAGCTGGCGGCGGAGACGGCGGAGAAGCTGGGCCGGCCGGCGGCGCCGAACAGTCTGCTCGCGGAGGTGGCGTGACATGATGGAGCCCGAGCTGACCGAACGGGACATGCGCGAGGCCGAGCAGGAGCTCGCCGAGGCGGCCGGGGATCCGAGGCTGCACCTGCAGCGGCTCTGTCTCTTATACACATCTGACGCT